AATAATATCTTATATAAGGTTGCAGCAACTTACATGGCTTGTAAAATTTGAACTTCTCTTGAATCATTTTACAAAGATAGTAATTTCATATTGATAGCTAAGTGAACAGTTGCAACCATTTATCCTCTTGAATATAAAACGACTGCACCATCATAAATGATACAGTCGTTTCAATTATAAGAATTTAGTTTTCAAGTTTGTCAAGTGATACTTATCTTTGTCCTAAAGTTCCGAATGCACGATTACAACATGATTGACAATGAAATTGTCAGTAAAAATGCGTTCATTTACCGAATTACGTATCTGTAATGTGTATCTTGGGTATGTAACAGAATTATTCCTTCTGTTGTTCCCACTTGGCATACATCTCCCTTGAAAGCTCCACGATCTCCCGGCTCAGTTTCACAAGGTCGATGGTATGTTTCTCCAACTTGTAGAGCAACGCCATCGCCTTCTTCTCCGAAAAGTGGATGCGCAACTCTTTAACGACCTGATTGTAGTTCGTACCGATGGCACGGAATTGGGCGTGGAAGTCCGACAGTTTGGTGTAGTAGTCCACCAGCGTCTTGTCCACTTTCAGCACCTTGAACTTCTGCCCGAAGAAGTGCGCCTTCAGAAAGACGGCTTTCGCATACACGTTCGATTCCTCGTACATCGTCAGGAACCTGTTCCATTCCACATCGTCGAAGCGCACCATTACGCAGTGCGTCTTCGGATTCAATTTGGGATTTCTCCCATACTTGCTCTTCTTTTTCATTCTTCTTATTCTTTTAATTTTATGGCTTGTCCATTGTTTAATCTTTGATTAAGGAATCCCGAAATTATCCGACTGCGGAGGATAATTCTGCCCACGGCGGTGAAGGTGTTTTCAGTTACTTAGAATTATTCGGGTAACTGAAAACATATCTTGCTGTGTCTTTGAAGACACAAAAATCCTCCGCCTGTCGGATTTGTTTCCGAGTGTAATAACTCATCTAGGGTATCGGTTAAGCCGGTGAAGTATATCCACCGACCTAACTGACTTTCCGTAATCCCATTAGAGTTTGCGCCACTGCTCAATGTCATCCCGATAGGCATCGAGATGCAAGCGGACAAGGTTCTCTATCAATCCCGATGCACTCATGCCCCTTCCTCCTAGGTAGCGGACAACCCTGTCAAGTTCGTCACGCACCGTCTCACTGACGAACACGGGCTTGCGGTTGATAATCTTTGGGACTTGGAGATAGGTGGCGCGGTAGTCCTCCAACGACAATCTGCGCTGCTTGCTGCTGACGCGCTTCTGCGGTATTGCCGCCTCCTCGACCACCACACCAGACGGTTCATCCGTCATAGCGGTCTCTGTTTCCTCCGTGACGGTATTGCCGGGCTGCCCCGGCTCATCCGGTTCCAGACCGATACGCCTGTAGAGGTCATCCATTGACTTGGGAGTGTAGGATTCCCTGCGTCCCATTTTTTCCACGATTTCACGAGCCTGCTGCTCTGTAATGTTTGGTTCTCTCTTCATTGTAAAAAAATAAATAGATTAAGTTATTGAATGTGGTCTTGGTCAGTGCCTCGACCGATTATCGGGAGCAAAGTAAGATGCTCCAGTGCAGTCAGTCAAGCACTTGGATTCTCTTAGGCAATTTTGTGTGATTCTGCTTTATGGCGGTTGACAAAGCGGTGTGGACTTCACCGTTTTGCCGGATGTATATGTCTGAGAGGGCAAAGGCTCAATCGCAAGCGAATTTGAATTAAGCCCTTATTTTTGCCCTTGCCAACTTCCTATTTTTTAGAAATAAGAGAATAACCACAGCCTCCAGCCCATGCCAACCGCTATCACCCTGTGCCACATGCTGCCAGTAATAGTAAAAGCCATTGTCAGGTAAAGGAATATGTATTTCTTTGCGGCAAAAGGAATAACACCCGTCCAAAATGGCATGGCAGAAATTACGGTAGGAGCCTTGTTTACGGACAATCAACAAAGCGGCAACCCGGACAAAGATTACCTATTGACGCAACACGCTGCCACTTTCGGAAAATCCATTGCAGGACAGTAAATTATGTATTCCTTTGCAGCAGAAGAAACAGTAATAACTAAAAGAAAGACAATATGGAAATCGTAGCAATCGAAAGAAAAACCTTCGAGGAACTGGTCGCCAAGTTCGACCGTTTCGTCAGCCGTATGGATGCCATCTGCCATCGGCACGGAGAAAAGAGAATGAGCGAGTGGATGGACAATCAGGATGTGTGCCAGATGCTCAACATCAGCCCACGCACGTTGCAGACCTTGCGTGACAACGGAACGCTATCATACAGCCAAATCAACCACAAGACGTACTACCGTCCCGAAGATGTGCAGCGCATCGTCTCCATCGTGGAGGCCAGGCGAATGGAAGCGAGGTTCAAAGGCAGGACAATCTGATAACCGAATAGAGTAATAACAATAATTCCACTAAATCCAGAGTAACATGAACAAACTGATTAACAAAGACAACGAGTGGATAATCCACTTCATGGGCAGCCTCGACCGCCTGCTGGACAACGTAGAGCATCTGACAGCCAACTACCGCCCGACATTGGATGGAGAGCGTTTCTTTACCGACAAGGAGGTGTCGGCACGGTTGAAGGTGAGCCGCCGGACACTTCAGGACTACCGTAATGAGGGACGGATAGCCTATATCCAGTTGGGCGGCAAAATCCTCTACCGTGAATCCGACATCGAAAGGATGTTGACTGAAAGTTACCGCACCGCCTATCGACAGGCGGCAACTTGATTTTCTTGAAGGAGCGCAGTTGACCGTCTGCCCCTATGTTTGCGGCAGCAATAGAACTTCGATAAAAAGAAAAGGAACGGCTTACGGATGAAGCATCAATGTTTATCTTCGTCTGTAAGCCGTTCCTATATTTCTTCTGATTTCCCGCCAGTCGCTTGTTTCCGTTGCCGGATGCCTCGAATGCGTGTGGCTGGCAGTGGCAAGGTTTTCGGGCTGAATACGCTCAAACCCGTTTGAGGAAGATTCTGCCCGAAACGGCTCTGCCGCCCGACCTTGCCAATGCCCTCAAAGCCACATGCTACCTTTGCATCCGGGCATCGGGAACAGGTGGCTGACGGGATGAACCTCAATTATACCATAGGTTGCTGCCCTTGCCATAGGAAACAAACAATGTGACCGGATTCCCTTTCTTGGTGGCGCAGATTTCATTTATTACGAACCGCCTGAACAAAAGGGTCCCTTTGCTACATATTTTGAAAGCGATGGCTATAATCATTTCAAAATTATACACATCATAACTGATACCATCGGGTTGCCTGATATATCGCATTGTTTCGGCTTCATTCAGTTCCTTGTTCTTGTAGATTGCTCGTATCGCCTTGCGGATGTCGTACGAGAATACCCCGAACATGTCGGCTATCTCAAACTTTGTCATCCATATAGGGGCAGTCGGCACTATAACTACGCCCGTTTCACTGATTGTTATTATTCCTCTGTTCATAATCAAAGATTTTTTGATAAGGCACTTTTCACATTCATCATATCTTTGAAGATGGAAGAATCCAGCACACGGGCATAGTGCTGCGTCATTTTTATGTTGGAATGACCGAGCATTTTCGCCACATTCTCAATGCTTACACCATTGGCGAGGCACACAGAGGTCGCATACGAGTGCCGGGCTGTGTGCGTGGTCAAGCACTTTGATATGCCACACAAATCGGCTATCTCTTTCAGGTAGCTGTTCATCTTCTGATTGCAGGGGACAGGGAGCAATACATTTTTCTTTTGGCAAGTAGGATGGCTTTTGTATTTCTCCAAAATCTGCATCGGAATATCGAGCAAAGGGATGTTGCACATATTCTTCGTCTTTTGGCGAGGCTTGCGAATCCAATAATTGCCGTTGTTGTCTTGAACGATATGTTCGGCAGATAGCTGCTGTACATCAATGAACGCCAACCCAGTGAACGCAGCAAAGGTGAAGACATCACGCACAACCGTAATCCTGTCCAAAGAAAACTCCTTGTTGTAGATTGTGAGCAGCTCATCCATAGTTAGGAACTCACGGATAACTTCCTTCTCGTGGAACTTGATACCGATAAACGGGTCTTTGGTTATCCATTCGTTGGCAAGTGCGAGATTGGTTATCTTCTTCAGGCACTTCATATAACGGATGACCGTATTTTGTTGGCACTCCTTTTCCGTCTTGAGATAAAATTCAAAAGCACGTACTAGTTCACCATTGATTTCCGACAAGGGCAAATCCTCCTTGTCATATTTCAGTTTGATAAGTTCTGCTAGATAGCGTTTGCAGCTTTCATAACGGCGGACAGTAATCAGCGCATAGTCCTTGCCCACAAGTTCACGGCATTGGTCGTTATGCTCCTGTATGGTTTGGATGAGTGTGCGGACTTCCTTCACTTCTTCGTTAGCTCCAAAGAACTTTTCTTGCAAGATTCTGGCTGTGATGGAGTGGTTCCTCTCTTCCAGTTCATCGAACAGCTTGCGCAACTTGATTTTGGCTTGCTCGATGTAGAGATTGAGTTCACAAGCCTTGCGGCTCTTGCCTTTGGCGCACTCCTTCGCTTGATTCCACAGGGCAGGCTCAATGCTCATGCGGATGTTGTTTTCCACTCGCGCACCATTCACGGTGATGCGCATACACACGGAGGCTTCCCCGTTTTTCAGCAGTTTGGCTTTCTTGATGAAGAAAAGCACATTGAATGAGTTTCGTTTCATGTTCCTACAGTTTTTTCGTTGGACAAAAGTAGGAAACCATACACGCTTTCTTGATACGCAAAATATTGCAAATCAGAGAGAAATAATCTTGTTCGGTGGAGATTCGCGTTCCACCTTTCTTGCTCCACCGATTGGAACACCGGAAACGGTAACATTCTGCCGTTTTTTGCGTCCCTGCGAAAAACAAAAAATCCCGATTTCGTTTGGAAATCAGGATTTTACTGCTTTTTGCTTTTCTTCAAAGTGGTGCCACCGGGAATCGAACCAGGGACACAAGGATTTTCAGTCCCAAAATTATATTTTTGGATAATTTTGTATTGTTTGAATTTTTATATGAACATCAATGTTTTAAGCTTCTAAATGTGGCGATTTTATTTTGTTTATTTTTATATATTTTTGTTTGTTTTTGTATTTTTGTGTCGAAATTGTGTGTTGAAAAAAATAATTATCCTATCAAATGAACTATTCAAAAGACGGAATAACAGTTGCGCCCATAATAGATACGAGTCATCCGAAAAAGAACGGAAAGTGCCCCGTAAAAATTCGTGTAACCTATCGTCGGGATCGTCGCTATTATCCGACGGGCAAAGACCTTACCTTGGATGAGTGGGAAAGCCTATCTACAACGAAGGTTCGCGCCCTTGTGGACGTTCGTAAAGATATAGAAAGCAGTTACCAAATTGTTCGTGGGGTTGTTGAGGAATTGGCACGCGACGGTATTTTTTCATTCGATAGCCTCAACAAGCGATTGAAACGTTCGGGGGTTGATACTCTTAACCGTGCATTTGCGGCTAAAATAGCGGAATTAAAAGAGCAGGATCGTATCGGGTCAATGCTGGTTTATAATGTTGTTATACAGGGATTGGAGCGGTTTGCCGGGGATCGTATTGCTCTTGAATCTATAACGGTGGATTGGGTAAGACGTTATGAGCGCTTTCTACTCGGAGAAGGTAAGAGCCGTACAACGATCGGAATACACATGCGCCATTTACGAGCCATATTGAACGATGCTTGTCGATGCGATGCGATTAAACCCGCGCAATACCCGTTCGGCCGAGGGAAATATGAAATACAGGCCGGTGAGGGCCGTAAATTGGCTTTAACGCTGGAGCAGATCGGGCAGATCGCCCGCTATGAGGATGGGAACGAAGCAACGGCCAAATACCGGGATTATTGGCTGTTCCTCTACTTGTGTAACGGGATCAACGTCGCCGATTTCGTGAAATTGCGGTATCGTGATATTGTGGACGGTGAAATCTGTTTCGTGCGTCAAAAGACCGAGCGCACGACTAAGACCCGTAAGGAAATCCGGGTCGCGGTAGTTCCCCAGATGCAAGCTATTATCGACCGCTGGGGTAATACTCCAGCACCGAATAACTTTATTTTCCCAATTCTCGACGGGTCGGAGGATGCGGTGCAGAGCCACGCTAAAACAATAGCCGCTACCGGGTTAATCAATAAACGGATGCGGATGATCGGGGAGCAGCTCGAAATTGGGAACATATCGACCTATACGGCGCGTCATTCGTTCGCTACGGTGTTGAAGCGTGCCGGGGCGAATATCGCCTACATATCGGAAAGCCTCGGCCACCAAGATCTGAAGACGACGGAAAACTACCTTGCCAGCTTCGAGCGAGAGGAACGAGAGAAAAATGCTGCATTACTGACGAATTTTTAATACGATTATTTGCATAATGCGCCGCAGTGCAGTACCTTTGTCATATCGTGTTATTTTAGTTGGAATGATCGGCGGGGCACATCTTATTTCCGTCGGTCATTCCGTTTTTACTGCATTTCTCCTCTTGGATGTGGTGAATAGCAACAACCTCACGCCTAACCGACGCACTATTTCGCCGGACAAAGGGTGTTTCATTTTGGAACAGTGCTTACAGTGACGGAGAGAATGTCCGCCAAATGGACGATGAAACCTGGTGTTAATAGATTTTGCCTTTCCTGTTTCACCTTGCGAACGATGCTATTCTTGCTTTTGTAGTTTATAGGCGTGCACGATGCCTCATACTTTGCCTCAACTCCTTATGCAACACCTTGCAACTTATTCCCTACGTACTGCGCTTTTGCCAAGAGTTATACGGCATCGCGATTGATGAACAGCGAATCATTGAAGTGTTTTTTGTTTTCCCCTATGAAATACGGCAAATTCTTCGCCTTTTCGATTCTTTCGGTGTTGTCCTCGACCCATCGTTTGAAGTTGTCGGGCACATCCTTGACCTCATTCAGCGGTTCCTCCCAAAAATCCCTATCCGTGCCCTCGTTGGCTATAATTGGCACTGCATAGCACTTGCAGTTCGGGTGCCACCCGATGAATTTGAAAGATTTCGGATATTTTCCCTCCATTGCGTCACATATTTCCAGCGGCGCACGCCCTTTTTTGAAGCGCGGATACCAGAACTTTGCCAGCCACTGTACGTGCGATTTTGATGTTTTTACCTCATATCCGACAATAAAATCAAGTTGTTGCCAGCGGATACTGTCGGCTTCACGATAAGCGCTGTTTATTTCGGTGCGAGCCATACGCATAGCATTCTGATAAGATGACCGGTAAACGCCTTGCCCAGGGTGATAAGCCTGCGCCACTTTCGACAGGGTAAGATTGCCGAACGCATTTCGGACACGTCGAAATAGTTTGTCCGGCTCATTCAGATAGACGCGTACATCACGGCTTATATCGGCAGCGCTTCGGCCTTCGCTGATACCTATAGATAAGGATAATTCTATGTGCCGTTCGAACTGCTTGGCGATACTCCAAACTCTTTCGGATAAATTATGCCCGTAAGTTGTTCTACGTTGAAATGCCTCAAGTGCACCGAGATTGTGAAGCATCCATCCTTTTTTCGGATTGTCGAATAGTTGTTTTACCCATGAATCGTTCTTGTCGTTGGCAAAAAACCATTCCGAAGTGATCCCCGCTGTAATTATAGTGGACAACTTATTTCGGAATGAAGATAACGAGGCATCGGCTTGTTTACTACGGCTTTTGTTTGATGAGAAGGCGAACAATCGCCCCGTATTGGGTTGATATTTATATCCCATTCCCAGTCGAATCAATTCATCCGAGGCCACATCATACAAAGCCTCTATCTGTCGTAGATATTCTTCGACATGCGTTTTATGCTGTTGCTCCCATTGGGCGGCTTTCAAATTCAATCCGGGCATCGTTTCGAATTAGAATGTTGGCTCTATAATATTGTTCATAGATGCCTCTGCCTTCGCTTGCTTTATTCGCTCGATTTCAGCGGTAACATCATCGGCCGTTCCCATTAGTTCAACGCCCTTTTCCAGCGACATAACGCCATCCTGCACAGCACGGCCTATAGCCGCCCAACGTGCGGTGACATCTTCATTGAACGGTTCGGCAAATTCGTGTTCTATTTTGAGCGCAGCCAAATCAGGACGCAAATGAATATGGGTTACATTCATCATAATAGCGAGAATAAGATTTTTCTCCCTATCTACGGCTATGTCGTATATCTCTTTATTATTTTCGCGCTTGATATATCCCAGTACCATCGCGCGTTTGATCGCTTCGCCCGACAAAGTTCCCAGCCCAGCCATTTTCTCGGGTGTAAACTCGGGCGTGAAAGTGTCGAACAAGATGGACTGCGCGAGGTCTTCCTTTTCCCGTTGCTGCGTCTCGGAAGAGGTCGGTGGATTGATGTACTCGAATTTTGAATCCGCTCCGGTCATCCGAATCATTTTCCCGGGCTTGTCGGCTCGACCTTTCAAAAAATCTACGACATCGCCCGTTGCTGCGGCGATAGGGTCTGCGAAATAGTTATTTGTGTCGGATATTTTGCTGTCTATATCCTCCTCGCGGTCTATGCGGGGGTTGAGGCCTCCCCACGCTTTATCCTGTCGGTAGTAGATAACATTGATTTTTCCGGTTGGATTGGGAGTTGCAATAACCTCCCAATTAAGAGATCCTCGTTTGCATCGGTAGATCGTATCAGGTGTTTGAATATCGAAATGCTCGATAGTTGATGTCCCCTCTTTAAGGTAGTACCCATACCCGAATGCAATGAGGTTCTCGTATAGGTCGAATAATGGACGTAGGGTGTATCCTTTCGACTTGCAAATTACCACAACTTTTACCTGCGGTTGGAAATTCTCGTCCCGATAGATGTGGTAGAGCTTGGCACATTCAGTTTCTGCTCCCGCAATGCGTTTTGCTTTACGCATGGAAACGTTGAATCGTGTATCTTGCAAAAATTGATTATATGCTTCGAAAGCCTCGTCCGAACCTTCGTTGTTCACCTTCTTCCATCGTATCGGATTCCCGAGCAGAAAGAATAGTTCCACCTCATTGATGTACTTCTGTCGTGCACGAGGCAACTTCTCGGTACGATAAGGCTCCTGGCCTTTCCGCATCTTATCGGCCTTTCGCATAATACGGTGGAGTTCGGGGTTATATTCCTGAATCGCCTGCAAAACCTCCGTATCGCGATTCTGCATAAGTGTTTGAGCCTGTGTAATGTCTTTGTCCTTGATAAGCGTAAGCAGATCACGTTCTGCACCGGTTGCATTCAGATATTTATTGCGTATCGCATTGAGTAGGTTGTCTATAAATCCCATATCCGTACTTTTTACCAAATTCCTAAATCCTCTTTGTCTAAATCTTCTTCATTGTTGAAATACCCCCGCTTTTCGATTACTCCGGTCAGGGCATCTTCGGCGTCGTCATGGCTGTTGAACTCCTGCTGCTTACGGTATGATTTGACATGCGAGGCGAACTCCGGCCATTTGTGCTCCCATCCGGTCGGAAAATAAATAAGGTTTTGCACTTCATTCGATCGCGTGAAAATACGCACCCTTTTGTTGGCGGTCTGCGTAAATGGGTTGAACGATGTAAAGTTGTTACCGATTATTCGGCACTGCGCCTCAACATTGCGCCCGAAAGACCTGCCGCCATTGTTGCTCTCGACGTAGCAGATCTCCGTCTTGTTTCGGGACAGCATCTCGGCTGTTGCCGGCTCGGTATATTCCATCGGTTTCTGTGTATATAAAATGTCCGTCACGAAATTGCCGATGGGAGTTTCCGTATAGCAAATAGAACACAGATAGTCACTGCCGGTATCAGCGGTATCCGTGTAGTTCTTTCGCTTCATAGATGCTGCATATGGAATTATGTCGTATGTCTTAAACTCTCCATACATCAAACCTTCCAGCGGCTTCGGGTTCTGCATATACTGCGTTTCAAAGACAAAAGAGTTCGATTTCTCAATTTTGTGTAGTTCCTCCAGTGTGTGCTTGAACTTCCATAGCGGCTGTTCTCGGCCGTTTTCGTCATACCAGATGCAGGGCAACGACAATACCGTCCACTCCTCCGGCTCGATTTCTTGCAGATACCCGCACAAGTCGTGTTCGTGCAGTCTCTGCATGATGATGATGATCGGCGTATTGCGCGAGTTCACACGGTTGCGGATTGTCGATTCGAACCGGTTGTTCACACGCTCTCGGATCGTCTCGGATAGCGCATCCTCTGGCTTGATCGGGTCGTCGATAACGATAGCCCCAGCAAAATCGCTTTCCCATGCAGGTATGAAATCGCCTATTTCGCGCCGTTCCCCATCGGGATCATCTACTTGACCTGCTCCGAATCCTGTAACTTGCCCCGCCGCACTCACGGCATACAGTCCGCCTCCGACGGAGGTGTACCATTTCTTGGCATTCTTGCTTTCGACGACTACTTCAGGAAAAAGCCGCTGGTAGTAGTCCGATTGTACCGTTTCATTGATCTCTTTCGAGTTGTCGAGGACAAGATCGTCGGAGTAGGAAAGGTGTATGAACTTACTGCGAGGGTTCAATGCCAGCCCGTAGGCGATGAAGTTTTTAGAGACAAGCTCGGTCTTGCCGTATCGTGGCGCAATATTGATAATAAGGCGCTTTATATCGCCTCGCACTACCTTGTTGAGCACTTCGCATATTTTGCGATGATGATCGCCGACAACAAACCGCATCCCCGTCTTATGCTTGAACATATAACGGGTGAAATTCATCATACCGGAAAGGCAGAAGGTACGCTCTATGTCGATGTCGCGAATCGGATTAGTGCGTTAATATTCTTCGTTAAGTTTTAATCCATATTGTTTTGCCTCCTCTGGCGATAGAGTACGAGGAGGTATAAGGTCGGCCCCATCTGCCCCTGTGACTTCTTGCCGTTCTATATAGCCCCGTTTTTTGCCTCGTGTTTTGAGCGTGAAAATGATCGCCGTCTCAGATGGTCGTTCTATCCAACCTGCGAATCTCTTTTCTCCATTTTCGTCTTTCTCAATGGCAGGAACACCAGCCACCAGCTTGCGCAGGTTACTTTCGGCCAAATCGACGAACCGTTCGCGGGAATCTTCGAGGGCCCGTTTGAACTCCGTGTCTTCTTCGCACCAGTTATACACGGTTTGTCTGGTAACACCGAAGTTAGCGGCAATATCCGATAATATGCCACCGCACGCGTTTGCAACGTGCGTAAATTGTTCAATTGACGGTTTTGTACTTGGATATGCCATTTTTTATAGTATCAAATTTGTAAAACTTACTCTACTCGCTCAACCATATCAGCGAACATCTCGCCGGGAATAACTTTATCATCGGGTCCGAACCCGAAACGAAGCATGAATGATGACTTCGTTCTATAAGACTTGAAGTTGAGCATCACGTAAGATTCAATGTCTTCGGCTTTTTGCTCTGCCTGTTGCCGGATTTGCTCTTTCATCTGCTTTACGGCTGCTTTGCGCTCTTCGTATGGCCGTTGTATTTCCTCAAAGTCGTCTATTATGGATGAGGTTCCTGCGTTGATCTCTTCTTGCATGACAGTAATGCCGTATATGTTCATGTCAGCCTCAGAGAGACCGGCCGCCTGATAATCTATTTCAGGTACGAGCACTCTCATTTTCTCCATGTCGAACTCTCCCATAGCTGATGGCGAGTTCATGAAGATGTTTTGTTCACGCTCGGTCTTGTCGTCCATATCTACGGCTTCGACTTTGATGTCGTAGTCTGTTTCGGGTGTTCCGTCGTAATTGTTGATGATGTCGAGAGTTTGCACACGCTTGTGCCCTGAAACGAGATAGGAGCTGCGGCGGTTCCAAACGATGCCACCGAGATAGCCGACGGTCTTGAAGTTCTTTTTGAGCTTCTTGACCACTTCGGGATCCTCCTTTCGGGGATTATAAGGTGCGAAGTTGATTTCGGAGCGTTTGATTACGACCGTTTCACTTTGCTTGTATTTGGGCTGCTGCTCTTTTCTCTTCGTCATATCGCAGTAATATATTTCGGGATAAGGGAAATACTTTGTAAATCTTTTCGAGGTCTTGAGGATAGTGTTGGCGCAGGTAATCGAATACCTCTGGTAAAAACGTCAGACCTTGCGATTTGTTCTTGTTGTAGGATATGGGTTCAGGCAGTTTTTTTGCCTTGATGTAGGCCATGACGTCTGATTTCTTCCACTTGGATATAGGATAAATCTTGTTCGTATTGCTTATGGCTTCATTTTCATATCCGCGCAACATAAGACAGCGATTCATCCCGTCCGACTGCTTCATTCCATAAAACGTGTAGTTTATGCCAGTTTTCAGACGTATGCTTTCATCAACGTCTCTCAATGATAATAGCTTTATGCTGGGATTCGGGATGCAATATAGCCCGCAACGTAAAACGCGTGTCAATGTCCAATGGGGGATTTGCAGAATGGTAACGTTGGAATAACGGGCTTTGACGGCTCGCAGGTAGTTATCGATGTGGTCGAGACCTTTGACAAAATACATGAACACGCAAACGATTTCCTTGAAGTGCGGAGCCATCAGGTCGAGCAAAACTTCGCTGTCTTTTCCGCACGAATAAAAAAGGATCGCCCTGTCCGTTTTTCGACGGACAGAGGCAATCACTTCGTTTGCATGGTCTATCGGGGTCATGATTAACCAGCCGACATACCAAAGGCGGCGCGAATGTCGCGCGCTCGGCCTGCGCGATTCGTCGCACGACCGCCTACTGTACGATACCGAACGCGGCTAACGCCGCTCGTTCGATTGATTCGATTTCTTACTGAATTTCGAGTGCAGCTTGAATTTTAGAAGATTGACAATATGATTTAACCTACGGAAAGGCCTCGGGCGGCAGATTGCCGAGCTCTTGTGTATGCACTGGTCGCCCTTGCATACCTATTCGCAATAACACCATTTCGGCCACCCATATTTGCGAGGCTACTTAATCCTACAGCAGGATTAGGTGTACGGCGTCGCAATTCATTCGTTATACGACTATATTGCGCGTCAAGCTGAGCTGCTGTTTTCTGTCTTCGTCTTCGAGTGCGGCTTGAATTTTAGAAGTTTGACAATATGATTTAACCTACGGAAAGGCCCATATAAATTCGCCTATCAACTCTTTTTGTATTATTTACAAAAGGAACTCCATTTCTATTAATTGTCATTCCACGAGCATTTGCGATATTATTTATGTAGCGATTGGCAGCATTTAAGGTCTTCCGCCCACGATTAGTTCTATAGAACCCACTACCGGCTCCAGCTCCACCTAATTCACCAATTCTCCTCAATTGATTATTGATGTCATTAATAGATTTACGTCGTCGAGTGCAGCAATTTTTTTTAAGGTTTAACAATTCATTTTCTCAATTACTTTACCGAGGTGGTAGTCGATCTCGGTCATGGTGTATTCGTTACCGTTGTGCTCGTACACAATCGGCTCTTTCGTCTCTTCGTCGCAAACATCTACCAGTTCTGCCCCTTTTACCTCGACGAGTGCACCGGGGCGGATGGTTTCATAACCCACCCAGAACTGAATCGCGTCGTAATGATTGATAACCGTATTGACGCCTTTGTCGCTGTCCCACGCCGATTCGGGCACATCACCGTCTTTTTTATAGACCTTGCCAGTGTTGTTATCTTGATACGAAATATACTTCGTATTGGTCGGACGTACTTCGCGGGTCTCGATCTTCTTTTCGCCCGATAGAATAGCGTCGAACCACTTCTTTTTGATGATAAGCGTTAAAATCTTCATACTGCTTGTTTTTTAGTAGCGGGGGCAAGAATCGAACTTGCGCCTGCGGGACACTAACCCGCCGTGGTAACCTCTGCACTACCCCGCATATATCTGTTCGATGCAAAAGTGGACACGTTCGGCACATTATGCAAATCTTACTACTGAATTATTTATTAAAAATACGATTTTTTATTGAGAGCTGCAATTTTTAAGGTCTTTTCTTCACACACCCTTTGCAGCGGATAATCTCAAGCACTACTGCGTCATATTTGACGATCAATAGGCTGTCGCGATTGTTGTCTGCACCTTTGTAGGCTTTACACCCACACTTCAGCCGCGTGCGGTGACATGTCGCGTCCGTCAATTCGAATGCCTTTTTGAGTAATGTCAAATCGCTGCGTTTTTCTACGTACATCGTTGGTTTCATATATTATATAACTTTTACAAAGTTGAACATTCTGAATGACCGCCAGCCCTCGGCAACCGTATCGTAATAGGTTACGAGGTGTTTGTTAGGCTTACGGTCGTCACCTTTTGTTTCGGGGCATAAGTCGTCCTTAAGCGTACCGAATGCCTGTCGCAATTCACCCGTACTCGATTTGAGGTAGAAGAACTGCACGATGCCCGCGCGCATCTTTATCTTCAATTTGAACACCTGCCATGCCTTATGCAGACACTCAGCAAAGGTTACACCCGTCGCGCGGCACATCTGCCACGCCGTGCGCATGATGATGGAAAGGTCGGTTCGTTTCATTGTTATAATAGGTTAAAAGTTGGCTTTGAGTTTTAACAGTCGTAATACCTCGCGTAATTCGCTGTCGGTGTATTTCTCGGCGATATCTCGTGATACGCCGTTCAGGTTCATGGCGA